TTGTTATAAAAGTTACTCATATTTTTTATTTAAGCTATATAAACTGTGCAGCATCTACAGTTGCAGTTATTTACTGCTAACCCTGCTGCATCATGTGCATATTGCATTTCTATTAGTCCATAGTCAGGAGTGTTTACTAGGAATGGTTGATTAACAGGGATTCTTACACCTTTGTTGTCAGGATTCGTTTGTCTATCTAAATCCCTGTGCCATAATCTTGGCTTACCACTCTTAGCTGGATATTCAGCAGCTATCCATTGTTTTAATACTGGAACACCTGCTAACCTAACCGCACCTATAGCACCTGTACTTAATGCCTGATGGCTTTCAGTCCTTGCTATAAGTAAACTCCTTGCGTTATTTATCTTCCCTTCTCTCAGAGTTTGAATCGCCAATCTGTTTACTTCGTTCTGTGACAATCCATTCTCACGACCAAACTTTATAACATTAGCGAATATACGAGCTATTTCGTTTTCAGTAGTATTCTCTATGCCTTGCATCTTTAGTCCGCTAATGCCAACCCAATACGATAACATAAATACTAACCACTCATCCAAAATGTTTAAAGGGTCAAGGTCAATCTCTTCCGCTTTCTTATTCGTTTCAAACATCTGTTGGTATCGCATAGCAGTATAACCGCCAGTTGATTCATACAAAGTTCGTAAAATATTATTAATCTTATCGCCAGTAAAAAATCCTGCACGATTATTAGCCGCTTGTTCTACCCCTAATGCCTCAACCATTTGAGCAGCTTTATCAAAATCAGCTTGTAAAGCCTCTTTTATTTTAGGCTGAAACTTTCTGACTGATTTCCTTGCAATCTTTTGTTGCAAAGCAAACTGCTGTGATGGGTAAAGTATTTTTGGCATCTATTTTACTGGAGGCAAATTATAGTCGCTTTGTTGTTGAGCATCTCTAGGGTCTTGTAACATAGTTAACTCATCTATAGGCAAGTAACCTGCTGGAATAAAGATTTCGTTCATTACTTCATCTTCTACAGTATCATAACGCATAGCTGCTCTCTTCTCGTTTGGAGTAATCCACCAAGATTGTGAAAGAATAGCACTAAGCTCTTTCATGTCTTCTTGTAACTCTGGGAATACTGTCAAATCAAAATCGATATAGTAACCTTGTCCAATTTCTGAAGCAAAGAATCTATTGAAAGCATCACGAAGAGCTACTAACTCAGGAAGGACTACTTGAGTCAACATTTCCTTCTTAGCTTCCTTCATGTTGTTGTAAGTCTTGTTATCAGGATCGTTAAACAACGCAGAGTTCACTCCATAAACATTACAAAGTTCTCTAAGTGTGATTTTCTCTGATTCTAGTAACTGCAAGTCAACAGGGCTTAATCCCATGTTAACCCATCCAAGCTTTGCACCTGCAACTAAAATCTGTCCAGCGTTCTGAACAATCTTGTTCTTAGTTCCGTACTGATTGTAGAAATCTTCTTTTAACTTACCTGCTTGTTCAGGACCAAAGTCATTTGATTCATCAGCATACAAGATACCTTTAGGTCCTTGATTCTGTAACATACCAACTGATGTGTCTTTAGCATCGTTGCTACGTTGTACAGTTCTATATGCAGCTTGTAAAGGACTCAAGCCATAAAGCTGTTGTCCGTTAGTATCAAAGTAAGGGTTGAAGTATTTTAGATGGATTACGTCTTTCGCATCTAATTGATCCCATCCAACTAGCGTAAAAGAATAACCTTCAACCCCATTTATTGTACCATCAGAAATAATGGCAACGTATTGAGATGGGAGTGTAACAAGTTCAGCAACCTTACCATTCGCAAGTCTGTTTGCCCAAATGTAAGTGTTACCTGTAATAAGTTTATAACCTATAGCACTCTCGATAAATTCAGAGAATGATTGATATTCGTTTGGCTTTTCTAGCAAATCGTTTAAAGGTGAATCAGCAATCTCTGCAACTGCTTTTACACGAACTAACTCTGCTTTTGCTATATCTGCTGTGCTTGTAGCGTTATCAAGCATAGACTTGTATCTGTTAAGCTCTTTCTTGTTTTTAATTTGGTAAACATAGAAAGGAACAGTAGATACAGTTTTAGAAATACGTTTGATAATAGCATATACCTCACTATTGTTTTTATAGTCAAGTACAAATTTTTGCTGGTCTAATTCTGGGTAAAGTGTTCTACCAACTAATAAACCTCCTAAATCCGCAAATGGTTTATTAATGTTGTTAAAAGTCACCTTTGGTGCTGCCTTTTGTTTAAAAGGGTTAGCTGCCTTTAGTATGTCCGTTAAATTCACGCTATATATTATTTTTACAAAAGTAACAAATTTTTATGCTATACAACCCACCCTCTTTTAGGTTTCGCATATTTTGTGTATATGGCATACCTCATAGAGTCCATTAAGTGATCTCGAAACTTCACAGGTTCATCAAGTGTATTGCCATCCGCATCAGTCTTCCACTTGTAGTTTTTAATCTCATCAAGCAAATCTAAAGACTCCGACCTTATATGCAAAGGAAATGATTTTACCTTGTTGATTCCTGCATAAACATCCTTCACAGCACTCTTTAAGTTAAATCCTGCCTTATTCACCTCGGATATGGTTTTAGGTTCAGCAGGGTCAGCAAATATCTCCGAGTTCCTATCAAGCCCTAAAGAACGCATCCTGTCTATTAGTAAAGCGGTTGACATTTTAGTATCATAGATTAATTGGTCTACAAATAACTCGCCATCAAAGTTCTTAACCCTAACAAGGGCTGTTTGGTTGTTAAAGCCAAAGTCAAGTCCGTAAAACACATCTCCGCCATCAGGAAAGTTGCGTCTACGCTTCCAATGCGTATAAATGGTCGCTTGGGATATTGCTCTCTCTCCTAAGCCATAAACTCTCCAATATTCATGGTCGGCTGCTTTAAGCCTCTCAATCTCCTCAATGATGCCCTTCTCTAAAAATGGGTTGTCTAGGTAAGTCGTAATCGTAAAGTCAGCATCTTCTCTCGGAACGACCTTATCGTAAATCCAGGAGTAGTAATCGGAAGGGTTATAGTCAATTACTATCTTTTCGGTTGTACGAAGGGACAACTGCATCCAAGATTCGTAGTTTACCTCATTCGCCTCGTTTATAAACAGATAATTACGCTTTCGACCTCTAATCTTCTGCGGCTGGTCAGTAGAAACGAACTCTACGACATTCCCACCTAAAAAGTAGATGTTTTCGGTCTTGTTGTGCTTTTCCTCGCTATAAAGCCCATACTTAGACAAAATCTCAATAAAGTCACGCATTACCGAACCTTTGATGGATGGTAACGAACTACGACATATTGTCAGCGTCTTTCCTTTCTCTTGAAGCAGTTTAACGATAAACCATGTAAGTACATTGTATGTCTTACCTGATCTCGTTCCTCCTTGCATGATGGAAATTCTCTTAGTAGAGTTTTGCAGTATTTCGAAGACTACGTTTGTGGTGACGTTCATAGGAAAAATTTTAAAAAATAGGTCTGAAGTTTACTAATAGAAAACTTTTGGTTTTATAGAAAGGTAGGGGGTTCTATGCACTTTGCTATTTTAAGCCCCATTTAAGCCTTTCAATTCCAAAATGGATACATAGTATTACACATAGGGTTAAAAGCCGTAGAATCGCCTTAAAATGCGAAATAGAGGCATTGTAGCTACTCCTCATACTCACCATCTTCATTAATATCCAATAATTCACCTTTATCATGGTTATAAAGTGGGATTTCATCACTTTCTCCTGCCTTGTAAGCAGGTACGACCATTCCTGGCTCTGTTTGCGTATCAAAGTTGATTATCTCACCCTCTGGTAACGCTTTGTGCTCATCTCCGTCTATTTGTTTCATAATATCTCCAATTTGGTTCGGTTTAACTACATTGACTGTAATTTGCTTAACCACATCTCCTTCATGAGCAACTTCAGTCTTCTCGATATATCCTCTTCTCTTGCCTCTAGTCTTCAGCAAGAACATGGTAGCTAAGGTATCTCCCCTAGCAATCCTCTCCATTAGCTTTTGTTCGCCAAAGTCAAGCATAATCTCCTCAGGCTCGATTTCAGCTAATCTCTTAGCAAACTCAGGATCATCCTTTAACCAAGTCTTATACTGCGTTCTGCCGACTCCAGAAGCCTCACATGATATGGTGATATTGCCAAAGTTCTCCTTATAGGCTATGATAAAAGCTTCTTTAGCTATTTCTTTGAATTGTGCGTTCATATTATCTATTCTTTGTTGGTGTGCGTATTGAAATAATGCTAGTAACCTTCTTATCTAGGTTATCATGACCTAACCACTTGCCACAATTAGTGCATTCAAACTGTGTAGTCTTGATTTGACTAAACCACACGTATCCTTCGGTAACTGTACCGCATTTACACGTGTAATCCTTTTTACCATAAGTATCTTTCATGTCAAATGTTTAAAAATGTTAAAATCATTGTTTTATATCAGAATATTGGGGGGCACAAGGTGTCTACCCTATCGGTTACGCTAAAAAAGAGGGTAGGGGGTCTGTCACTTAACATAATATATATTATTGGCTGTTGTCCCCTATCGTTTCGGTGGATCATTTTGGCTAGTTTGGTCGGTCAAAGTTAGTGTAAATATTTAATGATTGTTAGGTCACTCAAACGGCAAAAGTAAAACCCACTGAAACTATTATATTAATATACTACTACTACTATAATAGTAGAAGTAAATTATATTACTAATAACTACTACTTATATAATATACTATTATTAATATAATATTAAATTACTAATTAAACAATTGATAATATAATACTTTGCTAAAGAATTTAGCATTCCCAGTACGAATGAAAAATGAAAATAATTTATAAATATTTAAAGATATTTACACATTGTATTTATTAATCCCTTACCTTTAGGATCTATTAATAACAAACAAAAACAAACATTATGCAACACATTGACAACTTTCTGCAACTTTATTCATTGGCTCTAGTTACCTTAATACTAGGTAACATAGCTAAATTATTCACTGATTATTTAATCACTAAAATCAAATAACTATGAACATCATTGACCTTGCTTTGTACCTTATTATCGGTACTTTATTAATCACACTTGTCAAAACAATATGGCAAGAAATCACAAACAAATAAAACCTAATACAATGAAACAAGAAACACAAAAAGAACTATTTGATTTACTGAACTTATTATTTGAAATATTTGATAAGGATCAAAGACCACTAGCAAACGAAATAGGCGAAATCTTAAACAAATTACAAAACGAATTAAACTAAAACAATGAAACACACAAACAAACCAAAGAAACTAACAAAAAAGCAATTTTGTTTGACTGACAAAGAACTAAACAAAATACGCAAAAACGACCCCATACAGTTTAGCGTCTTATTTAATGAATACAAAAGAAAAAACAATAACTTTTAAACTTAACATTATGACACAAATAGAAAAGATTTCAAGACGTTTTTTAGTCGAAAAATTAGAGGCTTTACAAACAGATGAGTTTGACAGCTCGGAATTAGTTTACTTAACAGATGAGGAACTAATTTACAAAATAATTGAAACGGCTGAATATTATCAAAACGAATATAACAACCAATAAACCTTTTAAATTAAATTTTATGAATTACATCACATTAACATCAATGACCACAAATAATGAAATAATCGTAAATGTCGAAATGATAGGACACTTCTATAGCAATACGGAAATAATAGGAGGAAAAGAAAAGTCTTTTACAAATATTTGTCTTTTAACAAATAATAATGGAGGAATGAAAGTAAAGGAGTCAACATATAAAATATTAGAACTTATTAAACAAACAAACAAATAAAACCTAATACAATGACTACACACGATTACGAAAAAGGCTACAAACAAAAGTTAGCCGAATTGAAAAAACAAACACAGTTTAAAACACTTTATGCAGTAGACTGCAAAGGCATTCAATGGGGAGCATTTAGATACAAAAAGGATGCTTTACAATTTGCAAAGAACATAAACGGAGTAATTATAAAAAGAAAATTATTAACTAATCAATTTTAAACTAAACACAATGACAAACACAAACACAATCACAATCACAATCAATGGATTTTCAACTCATAATATCGCACCATGCGAGGCGATGGGTTTATCTAAATGCTTTGAGGCTTATGCATCAATAGGCGAAGAGATTATGGAAGATGGCATTGGATTTAATCATAACAGCGGTTACACTTACATAGCTTTGGAAAATGGTATTTCTATCTGCTCAATGTTCGGAAGAAATGTTGAATATTTAGTAACCAACTTTGCAGATGGTGAAGAGTATTTTTTCGACACATACGAAGAGGCAGAAGCAAAATGGCAAATGGGATCTTGGAACGATTAATAACTTATAAAATAAACACAATGCAAAACAGAACTAAAAAAGATTTAGAGGCTCGTTTATCTTGGTTGTCATCTTTTTATGACATATACAATAAAATCAACGAGGATAGTTTAGAACATTTAGACAAAGTTTATATAGACTATTTAAACGAGTGGGATTTACCGCAATTATCTTGCGATGAATTGATATGTGAAATATTACCAATTTTAAACGATTAAAACAAACACAATGGAAAAAGCAATATTTGAAATAGAAACGGCTGATGGATTCGAACAATTCGAGGGTATCACATTCGGTCAACGTTGGAATGGTTGGGAGTGTCCTCAATTTGATATACATAACATAAAAAAGATTTTAGAGGGTATTGGCAGCGAAGAGGAGGCAAAAGAGTGCAATTTTTCGTATTATCAATATGATGACTTTTACGATGTTATTATAGAGAAAGTTTATTGGGATGGTAAAATTGAGGCAATAGACACAAGCAAACCGATTTTAGTAGATGGCGTTAAATATTACGCTTTGGGTTGTATGAATTGGACTTGGTCAAAGGCTTAAGGTTTACTGATGAAGGGTAAATCCCCGAAACGGCACAAGTTCCCCCGCTTGTCCGTATAAACCAAAAACAAATACAATGGACAAAACAGAGATTTTAGAGGCTTTAAGAAACGGAGATCAAGTTATTAGTTTGTGTAACACAAAAGAAATAAAACTAATCAATGAAATGCTTTATTTTTTTATCGTTGGCACTTTTTACTCAATGTCGGTAAAAGATGACAGTGAACTAAATCTTTATAAATGGAAAGTAATTTAGTCAAATAAGGCATTTTAAAGCTATTTAATTTTTTATTTATGATATGACAAGCAAATAAAAAGTAAAGGCAAATTTGAGGCTATAAAGTGGCTTTAAATGGTATTTTTACCATATCGGTAAGATATGCCAATTAATAACTACTTTTTGCCATTGCGACTGCTTTTTAGTTGCACACAAAAACCCTATGCAAAAACCCCACAAAAACCTCGCAAAAACCCCATCCAAAAAACTCGCAAAAAACCCTTAAAACCTATGGCAAAAATCCTCGTGGCTTGTGAAGAAAGCCAATCAGTAACAAAAATCCTTCGTAAACTTGGTCATGAAGCTTATTCATGTGACATTTTACCTTGTAGTGGTGGTTATCCCGAATGGCATTTCCAGGATGATGTATTTAATGTAATTAACAAAGGTTGGGATTTAATGATTGCTCATCCACCATGCACCTTTTTATCAGTTAGTGGTGCAAGACATCTTTACAATAAGGATGGATCACCTAACTTGGAAAGATATAAAAACCAAGCTGAAGCCTTAGATTTTGTCCAAAAACTTATGGATGCACCTATTCCTAGAATTGCTATTGAGAATCCCGTTTCAGTCATATCAACAAAAATCCGTAAGCCTGATCAAATTATTCAGCCATATATGTTTGGGGATGAAGCTACAAAAACAACTTGTTTATGGCTCAAAAATCTGCCAAAGCTAGTTCCTACAAATATTGTTGGTAAAGGTGAAAGAACTGTTTTTAAGAGTGGCAAATCGCATCCAAAATGGTATGCTGATGCTTTAGCAACTGCAAAAACTCCTGCTGAACGTAGAACGCTAAGATCAAAAACTTTCCAGGGAATAGCAATTGCTATGGCAACTCAATGGACAAAAGATTTATAAATTTCACAAAGTTTTAACATAAAATATCCTAAAATATAAAAACAAATACTAATTTTACAAAACAATTATAAACAAAACAAAAAACCATGCACGAATTAATCACACTCAGTTACCAGATGAAGTGCGGTATTACTGGCACGATCATCGACAAAGGCGAACAAGCCTATTACAACCATCAGACAAAAACTTGCATACATCCTTTGGAATATGAAAGGAATATGAGCCAGGTTAAGATTGGTGATCCAAAAACCTATTTTACAAGACACCAAAAACTTAACAAATAATGTCATACTCAACTTGCTGTGGAGCACATACCACAATGCCTGAAATAGGAATATGTCCTGATTGCTTAGAACATTGCGATTGGGAAGATGAAGAAGAAGAGCCATCAGATGATCAAACATTTAATAACAATAATACCGAAGGTGGTATAACTGGAACACCTAATAACTGGCAAGGAAGATAAAAATATTAAAACACATAAAAAACAAACAAACATGAAATTCGAATTTGTAGAAGAAACAGACCTAGTTTTAAACAGTACATTGTACTATACAAAGCAAGACGGTATCTTAGTTAGCGGATCTATAAATATTAATAAGGATAAAGCTTATGATTTATTTATGAAGCTTAGTCAAGGTCTACCACTTAGAATAACAGAAGTCATAGAAACAAAAACTTATATAAAACCCTCACAAGAGGAATAAAACCAAAACCAATGTTGAAACTAACCCTAGAGCAAAAGAAAAAAGGTATCAAAGAAGAGTTTACCTATGTAAACAGTAACGGAAGAATGTCAAAACAATACACCTACAAAGGGATGTATATAACATGGGATAACCAAATCCTACATGGCAAATGGTATTACTGGAGAGCAAGTTATTACGCTTCTTTAGATGCAGCAGTTCAAGGAATAGACAGACATATCAATCACTTTAAAACTAAATAAACAAATGCAAGAGATCACAGACTACAAAAGCCTATTTAAGTATGGCGACATGAAGAAGATTATGGAGATAACAGGCTATAGTCGTTATGTTATTGAAACAAGACTTAAGAACAATGATTATGAGATGACCGAGTTAATCAAAACATTCTATAACAAAAAACTCGAACTATTAAAAACACAAATCAATGATTACAGCGAAATATAGGACTCCAAGACAAAACCTATTTAAAAGAAAGATACATAATGTGGACCAGGACATTGTAAATAACATAGTAAAGCAAATATCTATTGTCACTAATTTACCCGAAAAAGTGATCACTAAAAAAGGTAGATATAGACCTCAGGTACTTGCTCGTAATATGTGCTTTTATATCCTTCATGTTCACTATAAACAAAAAGCTGCTCAGATAGCTCCTTATTTTAACAAGGATAGGACTACAGTTTTACATGGCATTAACACCTTTGTAAACGATATAGAGGTAGTACCTTACTATATGGAGCAATACCAGACGGTAAGAAGCAAAATAAAGATTCCTAAATTATATTCAGATAACTATTAAAACAAACAAAATGCTATCATCATTCGCACACATGAACGAAACAGACAAAAAAATCTTTGTCGCTAAGATTATCCACAACATGAGCTACAGCCAATCAAGTTTTGAAACTATGGAAGCTATAGTTAAAATGTGGGAACAATATCCAATCAGAAAAGCAACTTTTTTTACACAATCAAATCAATTAACAAATGGAATTGCAAACAACTAACACACAGATTCAAGCTCCTAGTTACCAAATGGTCAACAAGGACTCTATGCTATCCTTATCTAACGAGCTTAAACGCTTTGTAAAGGATGCACACTTAGTATCTAACATCAAGGGTAAGGACTATTGTAACGTAGAAGCCTGGCAGATGGCTGGTGCTTCATTAGGCTTATTCCCTATCATTACAAGCGTACAAGACTTATCAAGTGAAAAAGAGATTAAGTACATGGCTACTTGCGAAGTTAGATCATACCAAGACAATAAGTTAGTATCTGTAGGTATCGCAATATGCTCTAACAAAGAGGGTAGCAAAAAATTCTTTGATGAGTATGCTATCTTATCTATGGCACAAACAAGAGCAGTAGGTAAAGCATTCCGTAATCAGTTAGCATGGTTGATGAAAGCTGCTGGATTTGAAGCGACACCTGCTGAAGAGATGGACTTCGTACATGAAGAGCCGAAAAAAACCTCTAAGCCAGTACAAGAGGTTGTAGCGGAAATCTTACAAGATGAGCCTACAAGAGAAGAAATAATGATGGAAGTAGCTAAGTGTACTAAGGTTAAGCAATTGACTGACATCTACTTTACTTACAAGCAATCATTTGACTCTGATGAAACATTGATGAAGGTATTAAAAATGAAAAAAGAAAACCTAAAATAATATGAATTTAACATTATTACCCAAAGTAGAACTTGCTTCTATTGAGCCTAACAAATTTGCTATTGAGTTAATCAAGTCGCAGATAGTAGATCACTTTACACAGACTGGTGAGTCACCATTAGAACTACTCGTTAAGTCAGAGGCTGTAGTACAGCTTTTAGAGGGCATTAGAGCTGATTTAAAAGAGTTAGTACTAGATGAGCTTAGTAAATATCCTGGAGGCAAGGCTGAGGTCTTAGGAAGCGAAATGGCTAAGTTTGAATCAGGTGTTAAGTATATCTATGACCAAGACTATACTTGGAGCAAGATGAATGACCAATTAGAGTCTATGAAGTTTGCTATCAAGGAAAGAGAGAAGATGCTTAGAACACTACCAACCTCTATGGTTGATCCTGAATCAGGCGAAATGGTACACCCAGCTCCAAGAATTAGCACTACTACCTTTAAGATTAGCTTAAAGAAATAAAAACCTTTACCACCTCAAGATATTAAATATTTTTAACCAAGATAGTAATTAGGGAACTTGGGGTGGTTATTTTAAACTACAAACATGAAACAAACGATAATATTTTTATACGAGTTAGTAAAGTTTATAGTAATATCAATACCATTAGCAATATTGCTATTTGTAACATTAACCATAATTAGTAAATTCAAGAAGATATGATGGAGATTGCAGGATTAGAGAACTCAGTACCAGTGAGGATGATTTATGTTGACGACAAAAGTGAAGTATTGTTTAAATCTTTAGCTCATGCAGCAAGGAATACAAGGATCACACAAGACTCAATAAAGAAGTCACTTAACCCATTGCTGAAGCGTAGATTTAAGCACAATGATAGAGATGTGATATTTAGGATAGTTAAGACAAATTAGTATATTTGTCAATGCAAACCGTACTTTGCAGTTAAAACTTATTGCCCGAAGAGGCGTGGGGGTGTACGGACTCCCGCAAATCTGAGGGCTTTTTTATTTTATGAATACAGGAATGATTGTTAAGAGCAGATCTGCTGAAAAGTTTACTGCTATCGACAACGAGATTATTAGGAATGTCGAATTAACATTAGAGGAGAGAGGATTATTAATTTACTTACTAAGCATGAGGCATGATTGGGTAGTTTATAAAACTAACCTACATGAACGATTAGGATGCAGTAAAGGTCAATTAGACAGAGTTTTTAAGGGATTACAAACCAAGAATTATATCTTGTCAGTAAAGGTGATAAACGAACTTGGAAGGTTTACTGGATGGAATCATGTAGTATATGATACACCAGCAATCCGAGATGATAAATCACCGAGTTCAATAAATGCCGAAGTCGGTGAAAGTGCCCCTATAAGTAATACTAATACAATTAATAGTAAATTAAATATTAAGAAGACTAAGTTTATAAGACCAACAGCTAATGAGATAGACTTATATGCTAAAGAAATAGGTTTTTTAACTCTTGATCCTTCTTATTTTATAGACCATTATGAATCTAATGGTTGGTTAATAGGTAAAAACCCTATGAAAGATTGGAAGGCTACTGTAAGAACTTGGAAAAGGAATAGTTCCAAATTTAATACTACTAACGTACCTACAAACAAAATAACTACACAAATAAAACTTAAATAATGACACCTATTGGAACTGTTGGAAAAATAAAAATAACAGAAAATGGCATGATTGCCAATGTTAACTTAGATAACTCATATAGGAGTGATTTAATGATAAAACTATATCAGTTAGAAGAAAGACAATTTAGCCTAGAATTTAAAAAATTTGATATACAAAGAATAAGAGAAGAAATTAAGTCTATGGGATATGCTGGAATGGATAAATTATTATTAAAAGTAGAAAAGCAGATTGATGAGGAAATTAAATTTCTTAAAAGAGTTATGAAAAAACTATCTAAATGATTGCTATAAACTTACCAAAAGCTTTAGATATTGAATCTAACATACTTGGTGCATTGCTTTTAGACAAAAGGACTATCCCATTGGTTATAGGTTACCTAAAAACTGACATATTCTACGATCTAAAGCACAAAAAAATCTTTAACGCTATTAAGGAAATGTATGATAGTAACATATCTATAGACCTTACTACTGTA